ATCGACGAACGATTATCAAGAGCCTCCATGATTTCATCCATGCGGCGTAGGTCATACAGGTAAATGCTTTTATCGCCAATGGTGTAAAAACCAATTTTTTTCGGTGATGGGCAGCGATCAAGAACGTCCTGTAATTCGCTCAACCATGCTTGTTCTTTTTTTGTCAAAGTTGCCATATCACTCTCCTTTGATGCCAATGCCAGCGGCGCGGGAATCATCCCATCGCTTTACTTCTTCACGAATTACGTCAATGCATTCTTTCGAATCCATTAGGTAATCTTCATCAAAAAGACGTTCCTGTTCGTTTTCTATCGCAACAATGATTGCTTCAACTAACTTTTGTGCCTGAGAACCACTTTCTAACTCTGCTATGCGCTTACTCCCATCAGAGATAACACCTTCGTAATACTCACGCTGCTCGTTGAGTTTTGATTTTGCTGCTTCCAGCTCAACGCGCAACTTCCCTACCGTTAGTGCAATATCCTCGTTCTCCTGGTCGCGGGATTTGATGTATTGCTGGTTCCTTTCCCGTTCATCCAGTAGTGCCAAAGCAATCTTTGGATTAAAGGCAGCAATAAATTCAGCGTTGTTTTTCAGAACGTGTTGCGCAATGGCCTGACTACTTAGTCGGACCTCATAACCACGTGCGCCACGGTGTGGTTTATATGAGTCCCAGTCTCCCCACGTTGCTTTTTCTGCCGCCTCACGCAGTACCTGATAGTCAATCTTGCTCACTGGTTGCCTCCTTTGCGCCACATCGCATTCAGATATTTGTTTTGATTCACTGAAGGAAAAGAATTTCTCTTAAGCAATTCCTCTCTCGATGGCATTGGCTTTACGCGTTGGCGAATAATCATTTCTGCCGGAAGAATGCCGGGATTGTATGCACGTCCTCTCATGGTAAATTCCTCAGTCATTACTGATAGCGCCATAGCGTGAGCGGTAATTACGCAGGCGCGGGTCAATTTCAGGGAAGTGGGTATATGTGGCTTTGCGGAATGGTCGGATTGATGTCTGGTAAATTCGCTCGCGTTCTTCTTTCTCTGCAAGCCATATACAGTGGCGAAATTCCTTTTCCTCTTTCGTTTCCTGCGGTAGAGACATTATTCGATCGTAGTTTTTTCTGAATTTATCCAGCACCTCCGATACGGAATTGCCGGAACAGCGGCGCGCGTCATCCGCACCATACAAAGGCGCTGGCATAATGGAATCCTTATTTTGCTAATCTAGAAGGGAATTGAATCGTCGTATTCAGGATGATTTTGATGATTGCTACTTTGTTGCTGTTGGTTGTTTCCTGAAGTTGCAAATCCAATCTTTGCATTCAGTAATTCAAGAGTGATTGATTGACCATTTTGCCCCTGATAAACATCAACCCTGATGTTTTCTCCGGTAATTTCTACAATGCCACCTTCAACCAGAACGCTACGGTAGTAATCCGCTTGCGCTCCCGGCTTGGCAAATACAACGGCGCTGTAGTTTGTCCATTCTTTCTTTTTTGTCTGGCGATCGTAATACTGAACGCCAGCACGGATGTTGAATCCGATATTTTCCCCGGCCTGAAACTCTCTTGCGGGCTTGTTTAGTCTTACAGTAATCGAATGTGCCATTAAGCAGCCGCCCCTTCTAATTCGTCTCGTCTGATGTTGTAAACGTCCTGCGCTTTTTGCTGCTCCGGTGTGCCTTCGAGCATCTTCCACGCTTTGGCGAACGCCTGTTTAAGCTCTTCCACGGTGTTTTTCTGCAATGCTGCGTCAGTGAATGCTTTTAGAACCTGTTCAGGTGTAGGTGATGGTTTTGATTGCTTTGCTGCTGCGTTCTGCTGATGTTTATGCTCGTCTGTATCTGCATCTTTCGCATCATCAATGCCGAACAAACCATTGAGGCAATACTTGCGTGCATAAGAGCTTGTAGCTCCCGTAACTTGTGCAGAATCCATTCCTTTCTTGCTTTCTTCCTCTCGTGCAAGAGCGGTTGCCGTATGGCTGTTTTCGCCATCGGTAATAGTTGCCGTGGCTTTCACGTAATACCGATCACCAATCAACACAACTTCATCGCTGATTGATAAAAACAGACCATTCAGTAACGGCTTAACGCCTTCAAGAATATCTTCGCAGCTTCTGTATTTATATTTACCGAATGAGTTGTACTGATTCTTTGGCGCGTTCAGATTCTCCTGAATGGCTGCCAGCCTTGCATAAAATTCTTTGCTCATATGTTTGTTCTCAGAATGGACATGGCCAAAGGAAATAACGCTGATTTAATACTTCGACTCGGGACAAATTAAGGCATACCCGCATTCCTTCGCGGTCGCCATTATGGCGATACCAGAGAGCTTTCTGCGTGTACATGCGTCTCTGTAACTTGCTCTCCTTTACTGTGGTTGCAAGTGACATGAATATCTCCTTCGTTACCGATTAATTCTTTCATCTGACGAATGAATTCTTCGTCTGACCAGTTATCTGTAAAACTCATGGACGGCCTTGTTGTTTCAAAATATCCCAAAGCTTTTCGAGCAAACTTTTCATTCTTGGTTGTTTAAAGTCTGCTCCGGTTAAAATGTTTTTTCGTGAATGCTGTACCGATAAAATCGGGTTGAAAGGGCGAACCGATGCCGCCCCTGCAATAGCGAACTGTTGCATAGGATGCTCCTTCTGTTTGATTGCATAACGAAAACGCCTCGAGTGAAGCGTTATTGGTATGCATATAAAAAGGCCCCCCACATCGGAGGGCAAAGAAGATTTCCAATAATCAGAACAAGTCGGCTCCTGTTTAGTTACGAGCGACATTGCTCCGTGTATTCACTCGTTGGAATGAATACACAGTGCTTATTCGCGAGCTTTGAGCATTGCGTCTGCAAACTTATATGCAGCGCTTGCTGCATAATTAACAACTCCATCAGAATCATTATCGATAATCGATGGATTGCTAATCATTGCTTGCATAGCCTTTGCCGCGAAGTAATCGCGTAATGTCGCATCACTTGCCATTTCTGGGCGTTTGATATCTGCTTCATAAAACTCGCACATCATTCACCTCCCAGAGCCTTGCTGATTGCTGCAAGACCTTTATTAACAGCTCCATACCATTCTGGATATGTTGTCGTTGTTCTATTTTTGGATTGCTTAAGTAATAACTGAAGTGCTTCGAGAAGGTCAGGTGCTGCCGCTATTAGATTGGCATCTTCAATACATTGAACTACCTCACAGATTGCAATATACGAACGCCAGCCTGCGCCATTTTCAAGTGAGTCTGCCTGGATTATTTTAATCTCATCGCCATCCATCATTATTTCCCACTTGCCTTCAGTACCTTTAAATTCCATGTTAGCCTCTGTTGTTTATGCCAAAAATAAAGGCCGACTATGCGGCCTAGTAGAATACCCAATTTTCTGTTTCTTGGTTGTGTCCAAAGTTATATTCAATATCTGGTGTTGATGTATCAATATTCTTCATCCCATCAACAAGAGTTGATACAACAGCCAAATCTTGTTTGATTCTCATTAAATGGTATTTCTTCCGGCGCAATAAACTTTCAATGGCAAGTTTCTTCGTTGGGAATGCAAAAGATCTTTCTGCATTTTTTGCTACTTTCTTAATTGCATATCTATTTCTCCTTTGTTTCCATTCCTGTAACCACTGATTTGGTGCTGGTTTAAAATTAACAATCCAATGCGCAGGAACCAACCATGCATAATGCTCTGTCTGATGAAAAGCTATATATTGAAGTGCGAATATTTTTATCCCATCTTCTTCAACTGTCGCCTGGAATCTCCAGAAAACAGGCATTCCATCATGTTCAGTTTCTGATTCAGGAAAAGGTACGCTCCATGATTTTGTCATATCTCACCTCAAATAAGTGGTTTGCTGCGAAAGTAAATACGCTTAAGTTACCTGTTATTTATCCCACCAAGTTCCGTATCTATCTATCCAGTTACACCAATCATCGACACTCCATTTTGTCGTGTCGCATTTTGGCAACTGGCATGAATATCTACCTTCTTTGTAAAGTCGACGTTTGACTTTCTTGAGCATGGCTCACCTCAATCGTAATAAGCTGGAATTGATTTTCCGCGTTGCTTCTGGCGACCAACACAAGTCACACCCATTTCACTGCGTGGCTTGCTGTAATAAATTCGGTTAGTTCAGACAATAAAAAACCCACCGAAGTGGGCTATGACCATTTTTTATTTGGATTTCGTTGGTGAGCGTGATTAACAACTCTGTGCATTACATCCTCATATTTTTCATCTTCAATTTTTTCGACATCGCGAGGAAATGGTGTTGCTAATGCTTTGTCAACTTTATCCATTGGGTCTTCATTAATCTTATATTCAGGACCGTCATCTATAGCATTAAATCCAGGTGTTACACCGTTTTTTAATGCATATGCTATCCTCTTTTCCCATCTCGCTATTCTCCTCCTGTCTCGAGATGTAAGACCTCTATCAGATACTTTTCTGTTTTGTCCGCGGTCAGGATTAACATAAATAGTCTTTTTCACCATAAGCATACTCAATAAGCACCGTACGGTAGTTTACTGTACAATTTTATTTTTTGGACTGCATGTATTTTGTTTCCTAATGGGTTTGAATCTTTGTAATAAATACTTCTATTTTTTCGAACAACTTCTTCTTTCTTCTTGCAGCAAAGGATTCCTAGTGATGCTGCTTTGTCTGCTTTGACGCAACCAGAGAGCTTTAGCGCAATTTTTCGCGCCAGTGCTTCATTACTGCGTCGCTCGGCAATAAGTTCTGCTCTGCGAGCTTTGTAGCGGCTTTTTGCCGTACCTTTGGATTCTTTCCAGACAATGGTTACCATGATGGTCTCCTTTAAGTGGCTTTGGCGCATGACGCGTCGAGGTGCTTATCTTCTCGATCGCTGTCTTGCAGCTGCAATTCGCGCCATCCCCAAAACCACTCAAGTTCTGGTCTCAACGGTTAGGTTGAGAGTCCGTCGATGTTAAAGAGCCTGCCAATCTGTTCCGTTTGGCTTCCAGCGTCCTGCTGATGGCTTAAATTTAAGACTTCTTAATTTATTGGTCAAGTGCATTTTTGAAGAAAACTTAATTTTATGGGCGTGAATTTAGTTTGTCTTTGATTTTTAACGGGAAATAAAAAAGGGGCGAAAGCCCCTTAAGGAAGGTTTGCTAGCTTGGCATCAACGACAACGCCAATGATTTTACAGTTCCCATTGATTTCAATCATTGGGTATTGTGGATTGAGTGGTTTCAGGAATTTTCTACCGGCATCAATAACTAACTTTTTGAATGTCGCCTCGTTTTCCCCTTCAAGTTTGGCGACTACCAGCTTTCCATTACGTGGTTCGACTTCTGGGTCGACGAGAATAATCATCCCCTCAGGAATACTCAGTCCTGCCGGGGCAGTCATTGAATCGCCTTTAACGTCGAGCCAAAAAGAGTCTTCAGAACAATCTACCGTTGTGTCGTACCAGTTATCTATTGCACGCCTATGATATGGCTCTACAGCTTCCATCCAACATCCTGCGCTTACCCAACTAATTAGAGGATACGAACCTCTTGGATCATGCCTGCTGTGATAGGCAATGTTTGAAAGACTATCCTCTCCTTTCAATAGGTAATCAGGGGAGCACTGCAAAGCCTTGGCTAAGGCCAATAGGTTTTCGCCATTGGGCTCAGTTTCAGATCGCTCCCATTGGGAAATAGCAACATTAGACACGCCAACCATCTTGCCAAGGGCAGCCTGCCTAATCTTGAGTTCTTTTCTGCGAGCGCGAATACGCTCACCCATCAGTTGTGTATTCATAGTTAAGACATCTTAAATAAACTTGACTTAAGATTCCTTTGGTGGATAATTTAAGTGTTCTTTAATTTCGGAGCGAGTCTATGTACAAAAAAGATGTTATTGACCACTTCGGAACCCAGCGTGCTGTTGCTAAAGCACTAGGCATTAGCGATGCAGCAGTCTCTCAGTGGAAAGAAGTTATCCCAGAGAAAGACGCCTATCGATTGGAAATCGTTACAGCTGGCGCCCTGAAGTATCAAGAAAGTGCTTACCGCCAAGCGGCATAAGCAAATTGCTCTTTAACAGTTCTGGCCTTTCACCTCTAACCGGGTGAGCAAACATCAGCGGCAAATCCATTGGGTGTGCCGCTATAACTCAATATCAATATAGGAAAATTAACAAATGGCACAAGCAAGCTACAGCAAGCCAACACAGCGAGAAATTGATCGCGCTGAAACTGATTTACTCATCAACCTGTCAACGCTTACCCAGCGCGGTCTGGCAAAGATGATTGGCTGTCATGAATCGAAGATAAGCAGAACGGACTGGAGATTTATTGCTTCGGTCTTGTGTGCTTTCGGAATGGCATCAGACATCAGTCCGATTAGCAGGGCTTTTAAGTATGCGCTTGATGAAATCACAAAGAAAAAATCCCCGGCCGCCACCGAGGATTTTAAGCAAATTGATATGCAATTCTGAGGGAATTACTGGATCAATCCACAGGAGTAATTATGACAAAACGTCGTAAGAAATACCAGGAAAAGAAGAGATTCGACACCCTGATTCACCTGAGGGATTAGTGGTAGCCGCAGCAAATAACAGGGCGTTCGCAGAGCGCCTTGTTGGTGTTTACAGACTAGCCAAAGCAGGAGTGAAACATGGGCGTCGTTAAGTTAGCTGATTACAGGCATAACCCTGTACAACATCAGGAGGCATCCAGTATGGGGTATGTCTCTATACATCGCCAGTTTATGGACAGCAGGCTCTATAAGGACTCTCAGGCAGTACATCTTTGGCTTCACTTAATCCTCAAGGCTAATCACGAATCTACTGTCGTCAATACGGATATCGGTCCGATAACTGTTGATCGCGGTCAGATGATAACTGGACGCCCGTCGCTGGTCAGAGAAACATTCATCCCCGACAACAAAGTTCGGAGCTTATTACGGACTTTTGAGTCGAAAGGTATGCTTAATATTTGCTCGATGGGGAAGAAATTTAGCCTGTTTACAATCGTTAAATATGACGATTTTCAGGCAAAAAATTGTCCAACGGTTGTCCAACAGTTGTCCAACGCAAACACCAGTAATGGTGCGGCTCTCAGCGGAGATTGTCCAACGGTTGTCCAACGGTTGTCCATAAACAATAATATAAATAATATCTCTAATACTGACGTATTAGAGAGTGCTACAGCAGACAAAAAGTCTGACAAGAAAAAACCTTCCGTTAGCTGTCAGGATGTTGTCGATGCTTACCACGAAATCCTTCCTGAAGCGCCAAAAATCCGCGCACTGAATGACAAGCGTAAAAACCAGATCCGAACGTTCTGGCGCAAAGCCGGAGTGATAACCCGCCAGCTTGACGGGCATGGGTTCACGATGCAGGACTGGAGAAATTATTTGAGCTACGTAGGCGAAAATTGCCGATGGATGTTCGAAGAGCGCCCAAACCATCAGCGCGGAACCGTCTGGCACAAAAAGGGATTTGATTTCCTGCTTAACGATAATACCTACCTGAAAGTTCGTGAGGGTGAACACGATGACCGATAATTTTTATGCGCCGCCCCATAGCATCGAGGCAGAGCAGGCGGTGATTGGTGGATTGCTTCTGGATGATGACAGCAGTGAGCGCGTCCAGAAAGTTCTGGCGATGCTGAAGCCTGATTCATTTTACAGCCGACCACACAAAATCATTTTCGAAGAAATAACCAGAATGCACCGGGAGCAAAAGCCAGTAGATGGCCTGACGCTTTTCGATGAACTGGAGCGTAAATCGTTAACGGCGTCTGTTGGCGGTTTTGCTTATATCGCTGAGATCGCAAAGAACACGCCAAGCGCCGCAAACATCGTTGCCTATGCAATGCAGGTTCGCGAAACCGCAATGGAACGCTACGCCATCAACCGCATGACTGAAGCGACGGAATTGCTCTATTCCCGCAACGGAATGACTGCAACGCAGAAGTACGAAGCTATTCAGGCGATTTTCACGCAACTGACAGACCATGCAAAAACCGGATCGCGTCGCGGCCTTCGCTCATTTGGTGAGGTCATGGAAGACTGGGTTAGCGACCTTGAGAAGCGATTTGACCCGTCAGGCGAACAACGAGGAATGAGCACAGGGATCCCATCGCTGGACAGGATGCTGTCACCGAAAGGTCTGGTGAAAGGCTCTCTGTTTGTCATTGGCGCTCGCCCTAAGATGGGGAAAACGACGCTATACAGCCAGATGGCAATCAACTGCGCAGTGCATGAGAAAAAGCCCGCTCTGATGTTCAGCCTTGAAATGCCCGGTGACCAGATACTGGAAAAACTGGTAGGACAGAAGTCAGGTGTTAACCCGAATATTTTTTACCTTCCGGCGACAAATGACGCTGATGACGGCTATCAGGGTGATTACGATGGTGACTTCAACAGGGCGATCGAAACAGCCAATCGCTTAAGTGAAATCGACCTGCTTTACATCGACGACACGCCGGGATTATCTCTGGCTCAAATCGTCAGCGAAAGCCGTCGAATCAAGCGAGAAAAAGGATGTGTTGGCATGATTCTGGTCGATTACCTGACACTAATGACCGCTGAAAAGGCCGATCGCAACGACCTTGCTTACGGCATGATCACCAAAGGACTGAAGAACCTTGCCAAAGAGCTTGATTGCGTTGTTGTGCTTTTGACACAGCTTAACCGCGCACTGGAAAGCCGAACCAATAAACGCCCATTACCAAGTGACTCGCGAGATACAGGGCAGATTGAACAGGATTGCGATTATTGGGTGGGGATCCATCGGGAAGGTGCTTTTGATGACAGCGTTCCTCCTGGTGAAACCGAACTAATCCTTCGTCTCAATCGTCATGGCAATACCGGCACGGTGTATTGCATTCAGGCAAATGGCGCTATTTATGACACAGACCAACAGTCTGCTGAAATGCGCCGACGTGAACGCGAGGAACCGCAGTCCAAGAAGAAAGGAGGATTCTGATGACCATCTACATCACTGAGCTAATAACAGGCCTGCTGGTAATCGCAGGCCTTTTTATTTGGGGGAGAGTAAATCGTGGTTGAGTTGATTTTCTCTGCATTGAGGATTCTCGGTGCTATGTGGATGGTGGCGACGTTCATTGTGGTTGCCAGCAGTTTTGTCCGGTTGGTAGGCGAAGGTAAAGACCTGGTTGGTGTGCTTTTCGGTAGCATTTTCCTGTGGGTGATTATCGGTGTTATGCCTGTTGTCGTAGCAAAAGTGGCGTGGCGTTTTGTTAGTTGAGGTGACAATGAAGCAAACAATCTTCCTCCGAACTAAGCAACAACAGCAAGCCGCAATAAATGCCATCCTCGCAACACCACTCGATAAAGACAAGCCAGTCACCATCCGCATTACTGACTACAAGCGCAACCTTGACCAGAACGCAAAATTTCACGTGATGCTAGCGGATATCGCTCGTCAGGTTCAATGGTGCGGAAAATGGTTAAAACCAGAACAATGGAAGGTTTTGTTGATTAGCGGTCATGCAGTGGCAACAAAGCAGGAAGCTGATGTTTTGCCCGGCCTTGAAGGCGAATACGTCAACATTCGCGAAAGTAGCGCGCAGATGAGTGTGAAGCGTATGGCAAGTCTGATTGAGTACACGACAGCATGGGCTATTGGTCAGGGCGTCAGATTTACCGACAGGAGGTACGAATGAGACGACAGCGACGAAGTATCACCGACATAATCTGCGAAAACTGCAAATACCTTCCAACGAAACGCTCCAGAAATAAACCCAAGCCAATCCCGAAAGAATCTGACGTAAAAACCTTCAACTACACGGCTCACCTGTGGGATATCCGGTGGCTAAGACATCGTGCGAGGAAATGACAATGCTTTTAATTCAACCTGGATTTGGCCTTAGCATCCAAAAAGGCCACATGTTTGGCGAGAAAGAGTCACAACGAAAAATGGTGTCTATCCGGTTGCCATTTATCAGTATTTATTGGCTAAACAGGGAGGCAACAAATTATTGGTATACATGCGCCAGAGCAGCATTTAACGACCCTGACTGGTTTGTTAAAAACCACCACGCAGTTCGTCAGGCAAAGAGAAAGGCCAACATGACATACATGAAGGCGTATCAAAAAGCATGGAAAGAACACCGCGATCGATACCAACAAGACATGGAAAAGCTTGAATCAGAAAACATGGAATTAAGACGAAAGCTCGGTGAAGCAAAACGAGACATTGATGCTTACAAGCGACTTTTTAATGGTGAAAGCCATGCTTAGCCCATCCCAAACCCTTCAATACCAGAAAGAAAGCGTCGAGCGAGCTTTAACGTGCGCTAACTGCGGTCAGAAGCTGCATGTGCTGGAAGTTCACGTGTGTGAGCACTGCTGCGCAGAACTGATGAGCGATCCGAATAGCTCAATGTACGAGGAAGAAGACGATGAGTGATTTCTCTGAGCTTATTTCCTTCAAAAAAGACAGAGAAGAAATGCGGACTGAATCTGTCTATTACGTTCAACACCGGAATAAACGCTCGGTGCTTGATCAGGAGTTGGTTATTACCGGAGACCTGGCATTCAGAACATATAAGGCCAGCATGGAAATGAAGGATTTCCCTAAATGTGGTTCTGAAAGAGAAGCCGCGTTAAAGCTGGCTGAGTGGATGCAGAGAATGGCTGCTGCAATTGAGAATTACTGGAGTGAACCATAATGGCTAACCTACGCAAAGAAGCGCGCGGCAGAGAATGCCAGGTACGTATTTACGGCGTATGCAATGGCAATCCTGAAACTACAGTTCTGGCACATTACCGGATGGCTGGAATTTGCGGAACTGGAATGAAGCCTGACGACCTGATCGGCGCATGGGCTTGTAGCGCGTGTCACGATGAAATCGACCGACGCACCCATAATCTCGACAACAAAGACGCCAGACTTTACCACCTCGAAGGCGTGATCAGGACGCAGGCGATACTGCTGAAGGAGGGGAAGATTAAGTCATGAAAACCTACCGAATAAAATTGCCGTGGCCTCCTTCAAACAACCGATATTGGCGACACTCAAGAGGGATCCACTACATCAGCGACTGGGGGAAGAGATACCAAGAAGAAGTAATCGAATTAATCCAGCAACAACAGCTAGACATCAAAATCACACCTCGCATCAGAATAACCATCCACGCAGCACCTCCCGATAACCGCAAACGAGATTTGGACAATCTGCCAAAAGCCGTTTTTGACGCACTCACCAGTGCGGGCTTCTGGCTGGATGACGGTCAGATAGACGATATGCGCGTCATTCGCTATCAGGCGATTAAAGGTGGAATGCTTTTGTTGGTTGTGACTGAAACATGCGGCAGTTTGCCAATGATTACAGAGCTACTGGAGGCCGCATGACGTTCTCAGTAAAAACCATTCCAGACATGCTCGTTGAAGCATACGGAAACCAGACAGAAGTAGCACGCAGACTGAAATGTAGTCGCGGCACGGTCAGAAAATACGTTGATGATAAAGACGGGAAAATGCACGCCATCGTCAACGACGTTCTTATGGTTCATCGCGGATGGAGTGAAAGAGATGCGCTATTACGAAAGAATTGATGGCAGCAAATACCGAAATATTTGGGTAGTTGGCGATCTGCACGGATGCTACACGAACATGATGAAAAAACTGGAGACGATAGGATTCGACACCAAAAAAGACCTGCTTATCTCGGTTGGCGATTTGGTTGATCGCGGTACAGAGAACGTCGAATGTATGGAATTAATCACATTCCCCTGGTTCAGAGCTGTACGTGGAAACCATGAGCAAATGATGATTGATGGCTTATCAGAGCGTGGAAACGTTAATCACTGGCTGCTTAATGGCGGTGGCTGGTTCTTTAATCTCGATTACGACAAAGAAATTCTGGCTAAAGCTCTTGCCCATAAAGCAGAAGAACTTCCGTTAATCATCGAACTGGTGAGCAAAGGTAAAAAATATGTCATCTGCCACGCCGATTATCCTTGTGACGAATACGAATTTGGAAAGCCAGTTGATCCTCAGCAGGTAATCTGGAACCGCGAACGAATCAGTAACTCACAAGACGGGATCGTGAAAGAAATCAAAGGCGCGGACACGTTCATCTTTGGTCATACGCCAGCAGTGAAACCACTTAAATTTGCCAACCAAATGTATATCGATACCGGCGCAGTGTTCTGCGGAAACCTCACATTGATTCAGGTACAGGGAGAAGGCGCATGAGACTCGAAAGCGTAGCTAAATTTCATTCGCCAAAAAGCCCGATGATGAGCGACTCACCACGGGCCACGGCTTCTGACTCTCTTTCCGGTACTGATGTGATGGCTGCTATGGGGATGGCGCAATCACAAGCCGGATTCGGAATGGCTGCATTCTGCGGTAAGCATGAACTCAGCCAGAACGACAAACAAAAGGCTATCAACTATCTGATGCAATTTGCACACAAGGTATCGGGGAAATACCGTGGCGTGGCAAAGCTTGAAGGAAATACTAAGGCAAAGGTACTGCAAGTGCTCGCAACATTCGCTTATGCGGATTATTGCCGTAGTGCCGCTACGCCGGGCGCAAGGTGCAGAGATTGCCACGGTACAGGCCGTGCGGTAGATATAGCAAAAACAGAGCAGTGGGGGAGAGTTGTTGAGAAAGAGTGCGGAAGATGCAAAGGCGTCGGCTATTCCAGGATGCCAGCAAGCGCCGCATATCGCGCTGTAACGATGCTAATCCCAAACCTTACCCAACCCACCTGGTCACGCACTGTTAAGCCGCTGTATGACGCTCTGGTGGTGCAATGCCACAAAGAAGAGTCAATCGCAGACAACATTTTGAATGCGGTCACACGTTAGCAGCATGATTACCACGGATGGCAACATATTAACGGCATGATATTGACTTTTTGAATAAAGTTGGGTAAATTTGACCCAACGATGGATAAATGCACTCGTTAAATAAAGCCCTGAGTTAATATCTCGGGGCTTTTTGCGTTTTAAGCACGGCCTTTCTGAAAGCACATCAAACCAAATACCAGACAGACAAAAATAATCACCTTATCCGCTGTGGCTACGGTGCGGTGTGCTTTGCATAAAAGAAAACCAGCGCAATGGCTGGCTTCGTGAAAGCGGGTGGCATGAGGTTGCCCTAACAACCTCCTGCCGTTTTGCCCGTGCATATCGGTCACGAACAAATCTGATTACTAAACACAGTAGCCTGGATTTGTTCTATCAGTAATCGACCTTATTCCTAATTAAATAGAGCAAATCCCCTTATTGGGGGTAAGACATGAAGATGCCAGAAAAAAATGACCTGTTAGCCGCCATTCTCGCGGCAAAGGAACAAGGCATCGGGGCAATCCTTGCGTTTGCAATGGCGTACCTTCGCGGCAGATATAATGGCGGTGCGTTTACAAAAACAGTAATCGACGCAACGATGTGCGCCATTATCGCCTGGTTCATTCGTGACCTTCTCGACTTCGCCGGACTAAGTAGCAATCTCGCTTATATAACGAGCGTGTTCATCGGCTACATCGGTACTGACTCGATTGGTTCGCTTATCAAACGCTTCGCTGCTAAAAAAGCCGGAGTAGAAGATGGTGGAAATCAATAATCAACGTAAGGCGTTCCTCGATATGCTGGCATGGTCAGAGGGAACTGATAACGGACGGCAGAAAACCAGAAATCATGGTTATGACGTCATTGTAGGAGGAGAGCTATTCACTGATTACTCCGATCACCCTCGCAAACTTGTCACGCTAAACCCCAAACTCAAATCAACAGCCGCCGGACGCTATCAGCTTCTTTCCCGTTGGTGGGATGCTTACCGTAAACAGCTTGGACTGAAAGATTTCTCTCCGAAAAGTCAGGACGCTGTAGCTCTGCAGCAGATTAAAGAGCGTGGTGCTTTACCGATGATTGACCGCGGCAGTATTCGTCAGGCAATCGACCGTTGCAGCAATATCTGGGCGTCGTTACCTGGTGCAGGTTACGGTCAGTATGAACATAAAATCGGTGACCTGATTGCCCGATTTAAAAAAGCTGGTGGGGTAGTAAATGAAGCTGAGATATAAGCTGGTTATTGTTGCCTTCGTTGTTACCGTCATTGGTTCCTTCATCTGGTCTGCTGGGCATTACTACAGCAAATATCAGCACGAAAAGGAGCGTGCTGATGAGGCTGTACGAAATGCTGAATCAGCAACTGCCATTACCCGTAACGTTCTGCAATCACTGCAAATCATCAATACAGTTATAGAGGCTAACCAGCATGCAAAAGAGCAGATCGCACTGGACGCATCGGGAGCCTCGGCTGATATCCGGGTTGCTGTTGCGAATGATGATTGCACTAATCGCCCTGTCCCTGCTGGCGCAGTTAAGCGGCTGCAACAATTCGCGAACGGTCTACGTCAAAGTGCCGGTAGTCCCGTTACCGGCCAGCCTGACGGCTGACACCCCGCAACCGGAAATCCCTGACAACCTGACGTGGGGCCAGAGCCTAGATTTAAACGTCAGTCTCCTATCAGCGCTTGGGCAGTGCAACCGGGATAAGGCAGATATTAGGCAAGCTGTAAAGAAACAAGCGGGCCAATAAGCCCGCACTTATGGAGGATTCAAAATGTTACAGAACCCACCACCTGATCGAATCTGTGGGTATGGTTGCAGCCTCGACATTCTGGATCATACCCAACTCGGTGGCCCTTCCCGGATCAATGATGGTTGCAGAAGTGATCAAATTAGCCCAGTCAATTTGCTCATCTGGGGCTACAGCGAGAGCCTCGATATTCATCACCTGCACAAATCTTTGCAAGTCGTCATCCAGACATGCCGCCCATTCCCTAAGCCTGAGGTGATCTGCTTGTGGGGCGGCAAATCCCCAATGTAAAGGATGTAATAAAAATCGCGAGAGAGGATTAGCAAACCGCTCAGATCCAGCCATGAAAATAACATTTGCTATAGATTCCACGTTACTAAGGTTATGTGTCTTCACCTTTACAGGAAGAGACTTAAGAAAGTTGTATGCGGTAAAACCTGCAACGGTATCTCCACCTTTACTAGAGATGTAAATCCTGATCTCAGAGGCTGGTTGGTTAGGGCTTGATATCGCTTTGAGGCAAACATCCATAAGGCTGGATACAGAAGCAACTGTCACATCTGTCATGAAGTGTACGGTATGGATCATTTCAGTTTCCCAGAGATATGCCGCAATTGGCATTTTCATAATGCACATAAAGTGAAAGGTTTTCTGCGTAAACCCGGATGAAATAATTTCATGAAGTAAGGCATTACAGAAGCCCTTCATTGAGGGGCTTCGATAATGAAACCGGAATTTATTCTGGGTAACCAGTTACGGCAGTACAGCGAAACAACCCAAGCCAGTAAGTGGGGAAATAACACTGGCAGCCACTGAAAGATGAACCTCCTGCCTTATGGCAAAAAAGATTCTTTGTGGTGGCGGACTGATGGAAAGACATCGGTTATTGCAGAGACCATTCAATGAGTGGTCTCGACAATGGCTTATACCCTACACGGGATAACTTAACTGATATCCCCACAAGCGGATAAAGAGATTCTCAATGTCAGGAATCTACTTTTAGTCCTAGTAATGATGAACTAGATATCAGCTGAGTCGCTTGGGTGGTGATTACGATTCTGCTTCAAACTCAGAAATTAGTTGATGAACACGTTCAGTATATGATGGGTTAGAACCTAGAAACTCTTCCACTGTCTGAATGGTTTCATCACCCTCCCATTCAAAATGGCTCACAGGTGACGAATGACCAGCCCTGACTTGGTAGGAGCCATTGTCCAATTTGTCCAGGAATATATAAGTTTCATTATCATGACCTGTATTTCGGTAAAAAATTTGCTTTGAGTTCATTAAAGAAATCCTCTAGAGAAAACTATGGCACTCACCGACAAACAAGAGATGTTCTGTCGCGAGTACCTCATCGATTTAAACGCCACACAAGCGGCTATTCGGGCGGGGTACAGCGCAAAGACAGCTAACCGTACCGCATCCGAAAACATGTCAAAACCTGACATCCAATTCAGAATCGCCGAACTGAAAGCGCAACGCAATGATCTTGTTGGTATTAATGCAGAATATGTGCTTAATCGCCTTATTGAAATCGACCAGATGGATGTGCTCGACATTCTCCTGCAAAACGGTGAGCTAAAGCCCATTAAAGACTGGCCTAAGGTATGGCGCACAACGCTATCAGGAATGGATGTCGTGGAGATGGTATCCGCAGATAGTGCTGCTCTCCTGAAGAAAATCAAATGGCCTGATAAGGTTAAAAACCTTGAGTTGCTTGGGCGTCATGTTTCTGTTCAGGCGTTTAAAGACAACGTCAAAAATGAAGTGACTGGCGCTGATGGAGGACCAGTCAGAACAGAAATTACCAACTTAACGCCGGAGCAGGCTGCAGAGGCGTATAGAAAAATGATGGGCTAAGTATGCCGTTACCATTCCCCTTCGATTTTAAACATCCTGATTACCAGATGGTTTTTGAATGGCGGATGGAACGCCTACAGCGCATTCGCCAGAATCCTGAAATATTGCCTGCACTAAAACAGTTTTACCGAACTAATCCGGCTCAGTTCATCATCGACTGGGGCATGACAACGGACCCACGTAATATTGATTATGGCCTGCCGGTGACCATTCCGTTTTTACTCTTCCCTAAGCAGGAGGAGTGGATCCACTGGATTATGGAACGCTGGGGTAATCGGGAGAATGGTATTACCGAAAAATCCCGTGAAATGGGGCTCAGTTGGACCGCGATCGGACTGGCCTGCTCGCTTTGTCTCTTCAACAAAGAAATGGTTATCGGTTTCGGCTCCCGTAAAGAGGAATACGTCGACAGCACTGGTGACCCGAAAGCATTGTTCTGGAAGGCACGCAAGTTCGTGGAAACACTGCCCATCGAGTTTCGCGGTTCGTGGGACGAGAAGAAGCATGCGCCTTATATGCGCGTTGAGTTTCCAGATACTGGCGCGGTTATCAAAGGCGAGGCTGGCGACAATATCGGTCGTGGTGACCGTACCACGCTCTACCTGGTGGATGAGGCTGCATTCCTCCAGCGTCCTCTGCTGATTGACGCGGCGCTGTCGCAAACCACCCGCTGCCGTATCGACCTGAGTTCGGTTAACGGCATGGCGAACCCGTTCGCGCAGAAGCGTCACGGCGGGAAGATACCGGTATTCACATTCCACTGGCGGGATGATCCTCGCAAGGATGAAGAGTGGTATCGCAGGGAATGCGAGAAAATCGATAATCCGGTGGTGGTGGCACAGGAACTTGATCTGAACTACAGCGCATCAGCGGAAGGCGTCCTGATTCCATCCGAATGGGTACAGGCTGCCGTTGATGCGCATATCAAACTGGGTATCCAGCCAACAGGCAAACGACTTGGCGCGATGGATGTCGCTGATGAAGGCAGGGACAAAAATGCCTTTTCCACCCGTCATGGCTTCCTCCTGGAAAATGTGCGGGAATGGTCTGGTGTGGGTAGCGACATTTATCAGTCCGTCGAGAAGGTCTTCGGTTTTTGCGAACAGGACAACCTCGAAGAGTTTCGCTTTGACGAGGACGGGCTGGGCGCTGGCGTTCGCGGCGATGCACGCGCTATCAACGAACTGCGTAACGCTGCGCGCCGACCGTCAATACTCGCCACACCGTTTCGAGGTAGTGGCGCGGTATTTGATCCGGACGACGAAGCGGTGCGCGGTGACAACGGACAGGCCGCCCGCCTGAACAAGGACTTCTTCGCTAACGCCAAAGCCCAGAGCTGGTGGCGGTTACGTAAACTTTTTCAGAATACCTGGCGCGCCGTGGTTGAAGGTATGGATTACAACCCGGACGAAATCATCTCAATCAGCAGTAGCATGGCACTCAAAGATAAACTCATCATCGAGCTTTCGCAGCCGACCTATTCCATTAATGGTGTGGGGAAAATCGTTATTGATAAACAGCCTGATGGAACCCGGTCGCCAAACCTTGCCGACTCGGTGATGATCAGCTACGCGCCAATGAATTCAGCCCTGAATATCTGGGAGCTGCTAGGGAGACAGGCCTGATGGCACGAAACAAACAAGCCACGCGGCGAACGGCACAGGCCACCGCTGATGGATATGAGAACTTTGTCGCCCGCGTGGGGATGCAGACGCCTAACCAGCACTCAGCATCGACCTACCGGGCTAACTTCACCAGCCGCAACCGCATGCTGGTGGAATGGTCCTATCGTTCGTCCTGGATCATCGGCGAAGCGGTCGACGCTATCCCGGATGATATGACCCGCAAAGGCATTCGCATCACTTCGGAAATTGATGCAAAAGATCGCGGCATTCTCGAATCACAACTTGATGAGTTGCAGATCTGGGATGCGCTGAACGACGTGCTGAAATGGTCTCGCCTCTACGGCGGCGCGGTCGGCTTCATCATGATCGAGGGGCAGGCACCAATGACCCCGCTGCGGCTCGAAACCATTGGAGAAGGCAAGTTTAAGGGCATTCTCCCGCTCGACCGCTGGATGATTAACCCGGCCCTGACCCGCCGCATTAAAGAGATGGGGCCAGATCTCGGCAAACCTGAGTTTTACGACGTGGTGACCACTGCAACGGGCATCCCGGCTTGGCGCATCCATCACAGCCGCCTGATTCGCTTCGACGGGGTGACGCTGCCATTCCAGCAGAAGATGACCGAAAACGAATGGGGAATGTCGGTTGTAGAGCGTATCTGGGATCGGCTTACTGCGTTCGACAGCGCCACTGTCGGCGCGGCGCAGCTGGTCTACAAAGCGCATTTGCGTACCTACAGCGTGGAGAAGCTACGCGAGCTTATCGCACTTGGTGGTCCTGCGTATGAAGCGTTGCTGAAGAATATCGACCTGATTCGACAGTTCCAGAGCAATGAAGGCATGACGCTCATGGACTCGCGGGATAAGTTTGAAACCCATCAGTACAGCTTCAGTGGTCTGGATGACATTCTTTCGCAGTTTGCAGAACAGATTAGCGGCGCTGTTGGTATTCCACTGGTGCGGTTGTTCGGACAGTCCCCGAAAGGATTTTCTACCGGTGATGCAGATCTTGCCAACTATTACGACCGGGTGAGCTCATTGCAGGAGCGCCGCTTACGGATGCCGATGCGCCGGATACTGGACATTATGCACCGCTCGGAACTCGGTAAGCCGCTGCCGGACGATTTCACGTTTGAGTTTAACCCGCTCTGGCAAATGTCTGATGTCGATCGCTCAACGGTGGCGTTAAACACTACCAACGCAATCAGTACGGCGCTGGGTGATGGTCTGATGACACTGAAAGCCGCTATGACCGATTTGCGCGAAAATTCTGACGTAACCGGCATCGGGGCATCCATTACCGACGAGGACATAGAGAATGCCGAAGACGAAGCGCCGCCAGGCATCGGCGAACTTGGCGACAAACCGCCAGAGTCGCCAGGCGGAGATCCGATATCGAACGAGCCTACGGCAGATAGCGCGGGCGGTCGGGGATATCGTAAATGGGCGCTACGATGGTTCAAACGATAGCGTAACCGAAATAATGGATGCGCTGGAGCGCTACAGCGAAATCATCACCCCCTGGGCGACGAAGGTAGCTGAGAACTTTACCGCAGACATAGCGCGCCAGAATGAAAAGCAGTGGCGTCAACACAGCCGGAACATCAGTGCAGAGCTGCGCAACATGGTTGACTGCGCCCCGGTAGGCCAGGTGATGAAATCCATCGTTGCCGAGCAGATTAAGTACATCAAATCGCTACCTCTTGAGGCCGCCGATCGGGTGTATGACATTCAGAACAAAGCCATCGAGGCAGTTGTGACTGGCGGGCGGGCTGAGTCATTCGCGAAAGAGATAGCGGCGTCAGGTGACGTGTCACGCTCGCGAGCGAACCTTATCGCCCGTACCGAACTTGGACGCGCAACCGGCGCGCTCGATCAGGCGCGTGCGCTGTCAATTGGTTCGAATGGTTATATCTGGCGTACAGCCGAAGATGGCGATGTCCGGCACTCTCATTGTGAGATGGAGGGCAAGTTTGTCGAATGGGGCCGACCTCCAACGCTTGACGGTATGACCGGTCACGCTGGTGAGCTGCCGAACTGCCGCTGTTACAAAGAAATCGTCTTCCCCAACCCTCATTCTTATCTCGCCTGAATCGCAGGTAAACCATGAAATATTTTTTCAATACCCGGCTGGGGGAAACCCGCTATCAGCTGGCTGACGGCTCGCTGCTGTGCAAAGACGTGCCGATAGGTCGAACGGGTAAGCAGCTCTACGGCGCTGCCGATCTGCCAAACCTCAAACCCGACAAGCTCGGTGAGATAGTCGTAACGCGTTCTCCTGAGCAGGTATTCAATCCGGCCACGCTCGCCTCATTCGAAGGGATGAGCATCACGATCCTGCATCCTGAAGATGAAAACGGGAATGTGCGGCTGGTAAATCCCGAGAACTGGAAAGAGCTTGCTGTCGGGCATCTTCAGAATGTGCGGCGCGGGACTGGTGACCAGTCTGATTTGATGCTGGCTGACCTTATCGTCAAAGACGAAAACGCCATTCAGCTTATCGAAGATGGCCTGCGTGAAGTGTCGTGCGGCTATGACGCGGAGTACGAGCAGACCGAGCCAGGTAAAGCCGAGCAGGTCGATATTACCGGAAACCATGTGGCTCTTGTCCCCAAAGGCAGAGCCGGAAATCGTTGTGCAATTGGAGACAGAGACACAATGGCAAATCAAAAGAAAAACTGGTGGAACCGCATGCGTGCAGCCATCAAGACAGGAGATGCCGACACCATGAACGAACTGGTGGAGTCGGCTCCCGCATCGGTTACAGGAGATGAGGGGGATTTGCCGCAGGGCGTTAATCTCAACATCAACCTGTCCCCGCAGCAACCACTACCGGACAAAGCACCAGAGATGGGTGGAGGTCCAACCGTCGACAGTGATGATGACCTCAAAACATTACTGAAAGCCCTGCTGGCTAAGCTGGAAGGAAATGCCACGGGCGATAACGATAATAAGCCTGACGATAATCCGACCGGTGACGGCGAGGATGATGAAGAGGAAACCACGATTACTGGTGACTCAGCCTGGCGTGCCGAAGTTATCGTTCCGGGTATCGATCTGAGCCGTAAGATGAAACCGACCGCGTTCAAACGCGAGGTTCTGGCTTCCGCTGACAAAACGCTGGTTCGCCAGATAGTCGGTGATGCGGATATCCGCAAATTACCGAAACAATCGGTCAACATGGCGTTTAATGCCGTGTCTGAGATTGCCAAAGGGCGAAACACCCGCGCCACCACCGGCGATGCACAGCGCCCAAACATGGGCATGACCAGTATCGCTTCCCTGAACAAACAAAACGCTGAATTCTGGGCAAACCGTAAAGGGTAAAAAATGAATAATGTATTTCTGTACCGGATGCCTGTTGGCATTGCCGGGGCTGTCTCTCGCCCGCAGGACTTAACCGTCGAACCGGTGGTCCTTAAATCCGATAACGCCTTTGCTGCCTATGGGCTGGCTGGTAAATACGATGCTGACGGTTTTTTCGTACCGCTGGCAGATGGTGATACCGCAGACAAGGTGAAGGGGATCTACGTGCGTCCTTAACCAGGACATGACGATATCGGTCTGGGTCTTTCCTGATACTGATATTTCAGATGTATCGCGTGAGTTAATTGCGGCAATTAAACAGGGGTATCTCACAGTAAAAGCCGCCGGGGTATGGGCGGGGGGCATTGAAACTCCTTCGGTGGAAACCCCATCGGAAGGCTCAAAATTTTTTGGTTTTGATATGGATAACGAATTCATCAGTGGTTTTGATGTAGGAGCATGGGGAGTATTACTCTGATGGCGAAAAATGACTTTAAAGCGTTTGCAACTGATCGAAATGCCAATGTTATGTCGCAGGAGGAATGGGAAGCGTTGCCTGCGCTTTTATCCGGATTTACAGCAGGGAAAGCATCCAGTGCGCAGGTGAACAAAGCCATTCGACAGGCCAGCTTTATTGCTGCAGCTCTGGCCCAGTTTGTAAGTGACAAAACGCAACGGGATGTGCTTGATAATGGTGATCTGCCCGGATTTGTTGAATTGCTGGGATCGGGGTTTGCTGTTGAATACCTGAGCCGCAAGAATCCGTTTGGCGATATCAAATCGGATGGCACTGTGCAAACGGCTCTCGAAAACCTTGGTTTGGTGGATGATTCCGGTGTAGTAGGCCGTTTGCTTAATACTCAAGTGATTACCTCATCTGGTACTTACACCCCAACACCGGGTACCCGGAAAATTAAGGCAATTCTTACCGGGGGAGGTGGCGGTGGTAGTTCTGTCATCGCCACATCATTTTCTCAGACGGCGTTTGGAGGTGGAGGTGGCTCTGCCGCAACCTGCATCGGTATTTTTGACCTTGAAGATATCAGTGATTTTTCTGTCGTTATCGGAGCAGGTGGAACAGCTGATAATCCAGGTGGGACATCAACATTTAATGGAATGTCAGCCGGTCGCGGTGGTGGTGGATCCGGCGTAAACACTCCGTCAATTGGTTCTGGTGGTGCAGCTGGAACAGCTACTGGCGGGCTAATCAATATCCATGGTGGCTATGGTAGTGACGGTCAGCAGGGAAGTTATTACTCATTTGGTAATGGTGCGGCTTCGTTCTGGGGGGGAGGTGGTCGTGCTGGTGCTGCTAATGGTGTTGCAGCCAAAGCATATGGTGCTGGCGGAGGTGCTGCTTATGACACCTCTTTTTCAGGAGCGCTAAAAGCCGGTGGAACAGGAGCGCCTGGGGTCTGCGTGATTGAGGAGTTTGCATAATGAATTACGCATTAATTAAAAATAATGTCGTCGTAAATACGGTTGTCTGTAATTCAGATAACGATGCAAAAAAATTATTTCCGGATTACACCGTCATTAATATTACTGGCATTGCCGCAGGAATAAACTGGACATATGACGGTACTAATTTCACGGCGCCAGTTATTGAAAAATCAGTTGCCGAATTAGCCGCGGAAAATATGGCAATATCAAACTCTGAGTATGCTCGCGCAACAACTCAAATCGATTTGTTGAACGATCAGATCCAGGATGCTGACTACACTGACACAACTGAGAACGCAGTGAAGTCGGCACTTACAGAGTGGACTGAGTACCGTAAATCATTACGTGCATATATCAGGGCTGGTGACTGGACACA